CCTGGTCTACGCTCTGAAGAAGCCCTACAGACGCAACGCCCAGTGGCTGATGAACGACACCACTGTTGCAGAGATCAGAAAGCTCAAGGATCCCACCACCGGTTCCTTCCTGTGGCAGCCTTCCATGCAGATGGGTGAACCCGACAAGCTGCTCGGCTACAGCCTGCAGACTTCCGCATACGCTCCCACGATCGCTGCCGGCGCTCTTGTCGCAGCATTCGGTGACTTCCACAACTACTGGATTGCTGACAGAACCGGCCGCACCATTCAGAGACTGAACGAGCTCTACTCCACCAACGGCCAGGTCGGCTTCATCTGCACTGAGCGCCTTGACGCGAAGGTCATCCTTCCTGAGGGCATCCAGCTCCTGAAGATGAAGGCTAGCGCCTGATCTGAGTGATTCTGTGATGGCCCTGGCATAGCGCCGGGGCCGTCTGTTTTTGGAGGTACGTATGAAACTGACACTTGAAGACGCGAAGATCTATCTCCGCGTCGATTCGGCGGATGAGGACGAAGCTGTGATCAAACCCATCATTGCTACAGCAAAACAGCTGGTGAAGGACGTGGCCAGGTCAAAGACAGACTTTTTTGACGCCGACGAGGCCGAAACGGATACCACTGAGGACATCCCCGTCGTCAAGGCGGCGGCCTACCATGCCATCGCGTACCTCTACGAGCACAGAGAGACAGCGGACATGAACGCGCTGACGCTTCAGCTCAGGTCCATGCTTTTTAGTGTAAGGGAGGCGGCGTTTTGAACATTGAAGCAATGCGGTGCCGCATCACTTTCCAGCGGGCCCAGGTCAAGGTAGATAAGTATAAGAATCACAAAAACACGTGGACAGATTACTTCACCTGCTGGGCCACCGGAGCCCACACATCAGGATCGGAGCAGACAGATGATGCCGGGCAGCAGGTCATTCCCCAGGCGACGGTAGACTTCACCTGCAGATGCTGCAGTGAGCTGAAGGCTGTTACGAAGGACGGCTTCCGGATCCGGTTCGGAGGCGAGTTCTACAACATCGTGGACATCAATCCCAACGCCTGGAAGAACAATTCCCTGAAGTTCCGCTGTCAGCTGGTACAGAGGTAAGCACAATGAGTTCGAGCAAGGTATCGGTCGAAGAATTTGCATCGGCCATTATGGACGGTCTGATCGAGTACCGCGATCTGGTCGCAGAAGACATGAAAGCGGCTGTCGATAAGACCACAAAAGCAGTCCGCAAGCAGATAAAGGCGAGTGCTCCCAGGCGGCCTCACGGCGGCAAATACGCGAAGAGCTGGTCCATCAAGAAGCTGGATGATACATCCACCGGAATGACCGCTGTCGTGTATTCCAGGCAGCCGGGGCTCCCTCATCTGCTGGAGAAGGGCCATGCTCTGAGGCAGGGCGGACGTGCCGGCGCGCATGTGCACATCGCTCCCGCAGAAGAGGCCGGTATCAAGATGTTCGAGAAAGAGATCGAGAAGGCCATCAAACAATGACTTACACAGAAATCGTAAGCATGCTGGAGTCCATCGGTCTCCCGCTTGCATATCATCATTTTGAGGAAGGCGAATCCCCGGATCCGCCATTCCTCATTTTTTATTTTCCGAACACCGACAATTTCGGTGCAGACGACAAGGTCTATCAGAAGGTGCAGATCCTGGACATCGAGCTCTACACCGATGTAAAGGATCCTGCTTTAGAAGAGCAGATCGAAAGCGTTCTGGATGGCCACGAGATGTACTACGACAAAGATGAGTCGTGGATCGCATCGGAAAAAATGTACGAAGTAATTTACGAAATGGAGATTATATACCATGGCGAACAAGATTAAGTACGGTCTGAAGAACGTCTATATCGCTCTGCAGACCGAATCCGAAGGCGCATATACATATGATTCGCCTGTAGCATGTCCTGGTGCAAAGAGCGTTTCTTTCGACGCGAATGGCGAGTCCAATCCGTTTTACGCTGACGACATCGTCTATTTCAGCACTTCCGGCAACAACGGCTACAATGGCGATCTTGAAATGGCGCTGATCAATGAGTGGTTCAGAATCAACATTCTGGGCGAAAAGAAGGATACCAACGGCGTCCTGGTGGAAGTCGCAGACGGTGCGGAAGCACCCAAGTTTGCGCTTCTGTTTGAGTTCCAGGGCGATGAGAAGGCTATCCGCCATGTCCTTTACAACTGCTCCTGCAGCCGTCCCGGCATTAACTCCGCTACGAAAGAGGATGCTGTTGATCCTCAGACCGAAAGCGTGACGATCAGCTGCACTCCCAGAAGCGACGGCCTGGTCAAGTCCAAGTCCGGGGACGACACCACATCTGCCGTTTATACCGGCTGGTACCAGAGCGTTTACGTTCCCGTGCTGACAGCGGCATCCGGAAGCGGCGGCAAGACCTGATGATCAGAACAGAAAAGGGAGAAGAACAGCATGATCGAAAGAACGATTCAGATCGATGGCAAAGACGTCCGGTTAAAGTCGAGCGGAATGCTCCCCCGGATCTACTGGGCCAAGTTCGGAAGAGATCTGTTCAAAGATTTCAACGATCTCAAGGATGACTACGGTAAGAATACAAAGGAAACGGAAGAGGAAACGGAAGAGAAAACAGACAGCAGCATGTCTGCTATCTCTGTCAACAATCTGCAGGTCTTCGAGAACATCGCCTATGCGATGGCCTGGCATGCAGATCCGTCTGTTCCGGACATCGAAGAGTGGCTGGAACAGTTCAACATCTTTTCTATTTATGAAGTCATGCCGGTCATTCTGACCATGTGGAACGCAAATCTGAAGACCAGCGTGGTGCCTAAAAAAAAATCAAGGAACAGAAGGCGCAGGAAGCCCGCGAGCTGACAACGCCCCTGTTCCTGCTCAGATGCCTGGAGGTCGGTCTCTCGATCAGAGATCTTGATCTCCTGACGGTCGGCCTGGTGATCGATATATGGACGGAAAAAGCCAACGATCATATTGAAAACAGCGATACGGACAGCAAGGGAAGCAGCGGAGACACGGTCAGAGCGGCCACGCAGGCAGACTTTGATCGTTTTTAAGGAGCAGTTTTATGGCAGGAAGAATCAAAGGTATCACCATCGAGATCGGCGGCGATACCACAAAACTGGATAAGTCGCTGAAAGATGTTGACTCTACCATACGGCAGACTCAGTCGTCCCTTAGGGACATCAACAAGCTGCTGAAGCTGGATCCTAAGAACACCGAGCTGCTGACCCAGAAGCAAAAAGTCCTGGGCGATGCGGTCCAGGAGACAAAGTCCAGGCTCGCTCAGCTGAAAGAAGCCAGTGAGCAGGCCGCAAAGACCAAGGACAACTATGACGCCTTCAAGGCGAAATTTGACCCGATCCAGGCTGAAATAAAAGAGACAACCGATAAGGCTACAGATCTTAAGGATAAGCTCAAAAAGCTGGAAGAGAACGGCAAGATCGGTACTGAGGAGTACGACAAGCTCCAGAAAGAACTTGATGAGACTCAGAAGCATGCTGAAGATCTTCGGAAGGAGGCAAAGGCGGTTTCTGATGAATTCGGAAATCCGATCAGTCCGGAGCAGTACGATGCGCTTCAGCGCGAGATCATCGAGACAGAGCAGAGCTTGAAGGACCTTGAAAAGCAGGCCAGGGAGGCCGCATCGGTCCTCGGCTCACAGATGCAGGCTGCCGGCGAAAAGATGAAGGAAGTCGGCAAGAAGGTCACCGATCTCGGAACAGATCTGACCACAAAGGTTACGCTGCCCCTAGCGGCCATTGGTGCTGCCGGTGTGAAGAGCTTCGCTGAAGTCGATAAGACAATGCAGCTCACGAACAAAACCATGGGCAATTCCGAGGAGCAGGCTCAGATGCTCAGCAAGGCCATGAAGGACGCGGCGTCCAACTCGACGTTCGGAATGACCGATGCCGCAACGGCGACCCTCAATTTTGCCCGTGCGGGCCTTGACGCAGAGCAGGCAGCGGCCGCACTGGCGCCTAGCATGAACCTGGCTGCAGGCGAGGGCGGAAACCTTGACACGGTATCTGCAGGCCTGGTGGCCACGATCAATGGCTTCCACGGGTCTTTCGATGAGGCCGGGCATTATGCTGATGTCTTCGCGGCGGCCTGTAATAACAGCGCCCTGGACGTGGACAGCCTTTCCGGTGCAATGTCCGTGGCGGCCCCGATTTTCTCTGCTGCAGGCTATTCGGTGAATGATGCGGCTCTTTATATGGGCGTCATGGCAAACGCCGGCATAGAGGCAGATAAGGCAGCCAACAGCCTGAAAACAGGCCTGGCCAGACTGATCAGTCCGGCAAAAGACGGCGCCACGGAGATGGAGAAGCTCGGCATTTCTGTCACCAATGCAGACGGCACGATGAAGGACAGTACGCAGATCCAGAAGGAGCTGCACGATGCGTTCGCACAGCTGTCTGAATCAGAGCAGATCGCAGCCGCGTCGGCCATTTTCGGAAAGAACCAGATGGCACCCTGGCTGGCACTGATCAATACCGCCCCGGAAGACGTCAACACGCTGGGCTCCAGTCTCTCTGACTGTGCAGGCACGACGGATGAGATGTCGGAAGCGATGATGAGCGGCTTCGGCGGCTCCCTGGAGCAGCTTAAGAGCTCAATCGACGTCCTGGTCACATCTATCGGCGAATCCCTGGCCCCGACGATCCAGAAGGTCTC